ATCAGCCAGAGCGCCAGTCAATTGACCTGTTTTAGCGGTTTCGTTAGCGGCCTCGGTCAAACTCTCAATTGGCAAACTATCACCGAATGTAGCATAGACACCCTGACAAATGTTAGTCCATTCAGCCAGGTCCTGCTCGTTAGTTGTTAGTTGCGCCAAGTGGTTTGCTGCTTCAACAGCAACGTCAGTATCACCCAGGACGCGGTATAAATCGTTATAAGTTTCTTTGGCTTGTTCCGCAGAACTACCTACACTTTCAAAGGCGGTTTCAAGTTTCGCCATTGTGGTTCGGTATTCTTTCGTAGATTCAGCCAGTCCTACCAGTGCCGTAGCACCAGCCGCAACCGCAGTAGCAGTTGCCTTCATAGCGACAGCCGTAGTCTTGCCGATACCCTTCATTACAGTTCCGACGCCTTTACCTACGCTTGTCGCTACTTTTGAGAAGGATTGAACGGCCTTTTGGCCCGCTGCCAAACCCTTCTTCAATTTATCAATTTCAGCCGAAAGTATAACCTTCAACTCTTCATTCATTCTTCTTTGCCACCTCCTTGAAACGTTGGTTGTAAGAATTAGCAAATTGTTTGAAACGTAGAGCGGATAATTCAGCCTTTTTGGTTTTCTTCTTCTCTTCTACTTCCGTAGAACTGAAAAGATTAGGATAGACTTCGGCAATCTCCGGCATTTTATTACTGGAATTGTAGATACGAGCAATACTGCGGCCGATCAGATCAGCTAGGATATAATCACCACTGGCCTTCTCTCTGGCTTCGCGCACCATAACTCGCTTCTTACTTTCAATCAGTCGCTCCAATTCAGCGATAGTCATATTCCAGAAGTCAAACTCCGTAATTCCATAGTCCAGAGCCACTTCCAACCATTTATCAAAAAGCGATGTAAATAGCCTTGGTGGTGAACTTTTCTCGTTTAGTTCACCATTTAGACGTTTTTTTCGCCAATATCCTCACTTTTGATTAGTCCAGATACTTTATAGATTTCAATGATTACGGGAACAAAGTCAGTCATAGCGTGACCGTCATCTAAATAAGCATCAAAAATGTCGTAAGCCTCATTCAAAGTGATACCGTGATTGTATTGCTGTAAAGAAGCGTTCAACACCTGGACCATAGTGGTGATAGTTGGCATTGTGTCGCCATTACCGAAAATGGCTAATGGATTACAACCCAACTGCTTCTCCAACATCACGATATTTCTGGTGTTTAGGCGCAGTTTATAATCCTTATTACCCGCAGTAAAATCAACATATAACATAGTAAAATACCTCCATTTTTTAGTTCAGTTGGGGCAAGGGGAAAGGAGAAAACCCCTAACCCCAACGCCCTTATAAGGGATCAGGCCCAGATCATTTCAGAGTCGGGCTTGATAGCAAGAGTGTAAGTCAAAGCAGCATTGACACCAACGCTGTCTAACTTGACAGAGCAGGTTCCAGTGAAAGAACAATTAGTATCATCAGGAAGAGTAACCTTCCAAGACTGGGAACCTTCCAAAGCGGTCAATTCAACGAATTGAGCCTTCTCATATAGGAACTTGAAAGCCAGGCTATCGCCATAGTTCAAGATACCGTCAGTATACATATGAGCGGCATCGGCCAAAGTAGTGATTTCAATAGCCTCTGCTTCGCCGCCCAGATCAGGAATCTCCTGTAAGTTAGTCAATTCCTTCTCGCCGTGGAATAAAGAAATACCTTTACTAATAACTGCCATAGTAAATACCTCCATTAGTAGTTCTCCAAGGCCAGAGCCTCGTAAGTCATAATTTTTTGTATCATTGAAGAAGCATTATCGTATAACTCCAAAGAAGCAATTCTCTTGAAGCCAAGAGGACGCAATACTTCGTCAATTTCTAACGCATAGCGCTGAATTAGCGCAATGTCAGTCGCCCACACTTTCACTTGATATGTAATACGGCTATAACCAAGCGTATCTCCAAGAGAAGAAACGTAGTTATTCATTTCCATATAACTAATACAAGGAGTTTCGGTTTTTGAAGTTAGTGTCATCTCGTAGTGGGTGGGTAGCACTGTTTTGAGCGCACTAACAAGATCGTTATGATAATCAATCATTTCCGCTTCATAGCCTCCTTGATAATACGCAATATCTGTTCCCTATTCTCTTCAAGTGCGGGACGCATATATGGTTGGGGATGTTGGCCAGAGGTCTTATGCCACTCGCCTCGGTCATCCTTATACCACCAGGGAACGTCTGTTCGTCCGCCCTCTTCCGCAAATAAACCAGTTCCAAACTCTACATAAGGCGCATAATGAAGTGGAGTGTAGATAATACCTCTCACATTGTCGCCATCATGCTCTACCTTACTTGTAATGGATTGTCGTAGCGCTCCTGTGGCTTTTGGAGCCTTCTGCTTTGCGGACCGTTCTACCAACGCGCAAGCCTTACCAAGAACCTCTTCAAGATCGTCAATGTCGCCAAGTTTCTCCAAGGCTTCACAAATCTCTTCTACGCCTTCAACCTTTACGCTCATACACGCTTCAAATACACCTGAGTGTATCTTCCTCTTGGATTGATATATTGGACTTTCAACTTCTCTTCGCCGTATTGAATAACATATTTGTCATTTACGGACTTATCCATTGTTAGTCCTACGTAATTACAATCTTGGTAGTTGATATTGTCTTGAACGCTTTGAGAACTAATATTTACGGCCATTTTGATAGTGCCTTGTGGCTCTGCGGAAATGACAGGCTGGCCGTATCCATTGTCATCTCCAAGAGTGAAGTAAGAGTAAGTTCTCATATCGGTGCTAATCATTAGACCACCTTGATCTTTCTCTTACGGTTCAATGCTCTTTGAATCTCGGCGGGATATCCGTCAATGTAAGTTTCAGAGACACCGCTATATGACTGACTTGCTAAACCTTCCGCATTTAGTCTATTCAGTTTGATTTTAGCGATCTCGTAGGCCACTAATTCCAACTCTGTATCAACTGGTCTGCGGCAATATGCCTCAACTTCTGCCAAAGCCAGTTTCAAGCAAAGTCCAATCTGGGCGTCTGTGAAATTACCTGCGGCCTCGCCAAGTAAAATCTTGATCTCTTCAATCATTGTAGATACCTCCAATCAAAAAAATGGGGACGGGATGTAAGTCCCATCCCCAGGAAAGAAATATCTAATTAGCCGCCGATAGCGATCTTGACAATCTTGGTAGCGTCAGTCAAAGCGACAACAGCAACCTTACGAACCCAGTAAGAGTTGTTACGCTTGTCAGCATCACGCTCATACTCGGTCTCGGTGTCCTTCTTGATGAAGACAGTGACAGCGTCCTTGGTAGCCAAGTAGCCCTTATTAGCAGGAACAGCCTTGGAAACGATGACAGGAACACCTGCGACGTTACCAATGTAGCCAGTGCGAACGAAAGCCTCGCTGTAAGACAGGTCATCCTTCAAAGCCTTGCGGAAAGCAGCCTTGTCAGCAGGAGAGATCAGTAAGAACAGGCCGTCCTCGTTCTCCAAGTTCATTTCAGCGATAGCGTCAACAACAGCGTCAAAAGACCAAGCAGCGGCAGGAGCCTCCAAAGTAGCCTTATCCATCTCTGCGATAGCCATCTCGGTGAACTTATTTACCATATTGTCAGCGCTGTGCTGTAAGCCAGTATCAACAACCATTGGGTCAGTCATCTCTTCCTCGTCATAGAAAGCGAACTTACCCTGGTAGGTCTTTACTTCATACTCGGCTTCGGTCTTCTGGACTTCCAGAGAAGTAGAGTTGCCTTCGCCCATAGCCAAATCTTCAACAGCGCCAGTAGAAGTGTAAGTGATAACTTTCTTCTTCATACCAGCCTGCTCGGCCAAGGAATTGTCAATAGTCATGTAGTTGTTTAGGTTGACCTGGGTAGCCAGGATATCATTGATTCTGTTAGACAGAACAACATTCTCATAAATCTGATGTGCCATAATGAAATACCTCCATTAGAAATTAGTTATATAAGTTGTTATACAACTCGGGATTAGTCTTTTTTAGGTTCTGTAATTCGGCAAGGGTCATCTTCTTTGCGCTATCCTTGGTGATCTCTGCGGGGCTTCCTCCGTTGCCCTTTGGAGCGCTACCTGCTAAACGCTTTTCAACCTCTGCGCGAACCGCAGCCTTGAATAATTTATCCAACTTATCAATGTTGGATTGAGAAGCCTCAATGTCGTCATTGATTGCGATAATGTCAGCAAACTCTGCGGATAAGCCACGAGAACTCAACACGCTCTTCAATTCACTACGATTTCGCTCAATCTGGAACTGAGCCAACTGCTCTTCCAGTTCAGCAATTCTATTATCTTTTTCAGCCTTGGCTCTTTCGTCGCCATCCAACTTGGATAAAGACAACTGCTTCTCATACTTCTTCTGCTGTGTTTTCA